AAGAGTGTTATGCAAGTCATGCAACCTACGCAAGGGTGCGCTTAATGAAGGGGTTTTTTTAGCACGGACGGCTACCCCCCCTGCCTTTTCTGGCATTACCTCCCCGATCACGCTGGTTACAGTCCAGCCCGGTGTGTGTTTTGGCCAGCCAAGCCAAGGTGAAACAAATTGACCGAAAAAGTAAAACAGATCAGGCGGGGGCTAGTTAAGCCACGGCTTCACACGCCGCTTCTCAAAGGTAATTCCCGCATCGCTGAGGTTGCAGAGCTGGCAGAAAAGATCGGCTATCCCCTATTGCCGTGGCAACATTTCGTACTTGAGGATATGTTGCGTGTAGACAAAGATGGTCAGTTTATCCGCAAGACCAACCTTGTAAATTGCGCCCGTCAAAATGGAAAGACCCACCTTGCCCGTATGCGAATACTTGCCGGGATGTTTCTATTTGATGAAAAGAAAATCCTCATTATGTCCTCTAATCGAGGCATGGCACTTAGCACTTTTCGCGAGGTGGCCTATGCCATCGAAGGATGCCCAGAGTTAAAAGCTGAAATTAAGGCAATCCGGTATGCCAATGGCACGGAGTCAATCGAGCTTAAAAATGGATCGCGTTTAGATGTTGTAGCTGCTACTCGTGACGGATCGCGTGGTCGTACTGCCGATCTGCTATTTATTGATGAGGTTCGTGAGATTACCGAGGAAGGTTACGCCGCTGCCCTACCGACCACCCGGGCAAGGCCTAATTCTCAGACCTTAATGTGCAGTAACGCAGGTGATGCCTTTAGTACAGTCCTAAATGGATTGCGTGAACGCGCCCTAACTAATCCATCCAAGACTTTTGGATTTTACGAATATAGCGCGCCACAATTTGCCAAGATTACCGATCGATCTGGATGGATTGCCGCTAACCCTGCCATTGGCCACACAATTACTATCGAGTCGATTGAGGAAGCTCTTAGCACTCAAACGGTTGAGCAATTTCGCACCGAAACGCTGTGCCAATGGATCGACAGCTTACAATCGCCGTGGCCTTATGGATCAATCGAGGCAACTAGCGATAAGACGATCCGTATGTCACCGGGCGCGCTTACAGTATTTGCCTTTGACGTATCCCCTAGCCGCCGAGATGCAAGTTTGGTTATGGGTCAAATATTGCCCGATGGCCGCGTAGGTGTAGCTGTACTTGAAACTTATAGCAATCAGGTAGCTGTCGATGAACTAAAGATTGCAGCCAGTATTAAAGGATGGTGCGATATGTACTATCCGCGCACGGTTTGCTTTGATAAATACACTACGGCCTCAATAGCCAAGCGGTTAGAGCTATCGGGCGTAGCCGTTCGTGACGTATCTGGGGCTGAGTTTTATACAGCCTGTAGCGATTTACATGATGCTTTAAGTAATGGTCGTTTGGCTCATAGTGGCCAAGAATTGCTAGTCCAACACATGAACAATGCAGCTGCCAAGATCAATGATTCAGCTTGGCGCATCGTGCGCCGTAAATCTGCAGGTGCAGTAGATATAGCTATTGGCCTAGCTATGGTTATTCATGTCTTAGCTCAACCCGTACAGGAAGCCAAGATATACGCTTAACGACACGCCGAAGCAAATCGGTAATATGCTTGACAATTTGAAAAAATCCCTTTATGGGATTACTGGAAACTTTAGGCTTTAAGGGTAAGGCAGAAGTAACTGCCCAGTATGCCCCTGCCATTATGGACAGTACCTACGGCGTAGGCATGTACAGCTATAACAGCGGCTTATCTAACTATGGTTATGGCGTTGCGATTGATCGCAATACTGCGTTACAAGTAGCAAGCGTTAGCCGTTGCCGTAATTTAATTGCCGGTGTTATTTCAAGTATTCCGCTAGAACTTTATAACAAAAAAAGTGGTAAAGAATTAGAATCCCCTATCTGGTTAGAGCAGCCTGATATTCGTCAGCCTCTTAGCGTTACATTGGCTTATACAGTAGATGCTTTACTATTTTACGGCGTTGCATATTGGCGCGTTACATCGCTTTATGCAGATGATGGCCGACCATCGGGCTTTGAGTTTATTTCAAATACTCGCGTTACTGTAACTACAAACAAGTACGGCGATGAAGTTCAATATTACGCAGTCAATGGCGAGCAAGTGCCAATGTCCGGTATTGGATCGTTAGTTACATTTCAATCGCTATTGCCTGGAGTATTACAAACAGGCGGCCGCACATTTCAAGCAGCGTTAGATATTCAAAAAGCAGCTGCGGTATCTGCCGCTACACCAATGGCTACAACTATCTTAAAAAATACAGGTGCAGATTTACCAGAGGCTCAAGTACAAGGATTATTAGCAGCTTGGAAATCAGCGCGCAGTTCACGCAGTACCGCATATTTAACTAGCACTTTAGAGGCGCAAAATATTGGTTTTAGCCCTAAAGAAATGACCTACAACGAATCAAGTCAATACCTCGCAACGGAAGTTGCAAGATTAATGAACGTACCGGCTTATTACATTTCGGCAGATATGAATAACAGCATGACCTATCAAAATATTATTGATGGTCGTAAAGAGTTCGTAGCGTATTCATTACAACCATTTATAAGTGCGATTGAAAACCGTTTATCTATGGATGACATTACGCGCCACGGCAACGTAGTTAAATTTGCTATCGATGAAACTTTCTTACGCGTGGACACTATGGCGCGTTTAGATGCTATTGAAAAGATGCTTTCGCTTGGCCTTATTGATTTAGCGCAAGCGCAAGGCATGGAACAGCTAACACCTAACGGGGCAGGAGAAAATACAAATGATATTAACATTTAGTAATGACATCGAGGCAGCCGATACCGAACGCCGCGTAATCTCAGGAAAGATTGCACCTTACGGAGAAGTTGGTTACACATCCGTTGGCGCAGTTGTATTTGAACGCGGATCAATCGCAATCCCAGATGCAGCAAAAATTAAATTGCTAATGCAACATGACAGCACAAAGCCAGTAGGTCGCGCTATGAATTTTAGCGATGGTACAGATGGCGTTTATGCATCTTTCAAAATTTCAAGTAGCACCCGTGGACAGGATGCGCTTGTACTTGCTCAGGAAAACCTTGTATCGGGCTTATCCGTAGGTGTGGATGTAACCGCATCTAAGCCGATGAAGGATTACCTGTTAGTTACCGCTGCAGTCCTCAAGGAAGTGTCACTTGTCGAAAGTGCCGCATTTTCTAGCGCATCGGTTACTGATATTGCGGCAGCTCGTGCTGCACTAGAGGCAGCGACAAGTAATAGCAGCTCAACAAAAACAACAACAATCAACACAGTAATTACTGAAGTTGAAACCGAAACCGAAACCGAAAGCGAGGCAGCTGTGACTACAGCCCCTATTGAAACACCGGATGTACCGGCAGAAAAAGCGACCGAGGCTGCCCCAGTTGAGGCATCTCGACCAATTATTCGCCCATCCGTATTAGACAGCCAGACAGTACGTACACCAATTACATCGATGGCCAAGTACACAGAGCATAAGATTAAGGCTGCCCTAGGCAACCAAGATTCTATTCTTTATGTAACAGCTGCAGATGATTCTTTTAGCACTAACCCAGCATTTAACCCAACACAGTACCTAAGCGAATTTCCAACTAATACACGTTTTGGTACACCTGCTATCGATGCGTGTTCAAAAGGCGTATTACCAGCAAGCGGCATGACTATTAACGTGCCATCACTTGTTACATCTGCAGGCGGTCAATCAGGCGTAGCACCAGAAGTTACAGTCGAAGCTGAGGCTGGCGCAGTTCAAAATACAGGCATGGTTACAGAATACCTATCAGGTACAGTCAATAAGTATTCAGGTATGAACACAATTAGCATTGAACTGCTAGAACGTTCAGACCCTAATTTCTACGCTGAACTAACAAACCAGCTACAAAATGCATACCTTAAGACTATTGATACAACAGTATTAGCAGCACTTATTACTGCTGGCCAACAAGGTGCAACACAAGCTGCTACATCTTCAGGCATCATCGGTTACGCAGCTGATGCAGCGCAAAAGGTATATACAGCTACCGGATATTTTGCATCTAACTACATCGCTAATCCTTCACAATGGCAACTGCTACTTGGCGCGGTAGATTCAACAGGCCGCCCAATTTATTCAGCCAGCCAGCCAATGAACGCAGGCGGGCTGACACAGCCGGGCTCAATCCGCGGCAACGTATTAGGACTTGATCTGTACGTAGATAAGAACTTTGCGGTTAGCACAAATATCGATGACTCAGCTGTAATTCTTGCACCTGAAGCATTTACCGTTTACCAATCACCACAGGCTTACATGAGTGTCAATGTTGTAAGCAACCTACAGGTACAGGTCGCAATTTACGGCTACATGGCAACAATCGCCAAGATGCCTAAGGGAATTGTCCGTTTTAACCTAACCTAAAAAACCCTAATAGTCGGTAGGGCATTAGCCCTTTGCCCTACCGACCCTAACTAAGTAAGGAGTACCGATATGGCAGCTACATACGTCACCGTGGCCGAGCTACGCGCCAATTTAGGTATCGGTAATCTTTATACAGATGCAACGGTTGAGGATTGTTGCCAAGCCGCGCAAGATCAAATTAACAGTTTCCTTTGGTTTGATACTGCGCCAGTCGTGGGGACTGCATTGGTAAGCAACGTGGCAACCGTTATGTTGGCCAACCCCGGACTATTTACAACAGGCGAAAGCGTGACCATATCCGGGGCTGGCTCTACATTTAACGGCACTTACACAATTACTGCCACGCTACCGTTCTCGACAGGCACTACAAACTTATTGCCAGCATTTAATATGCAGCTAAATTATTATCAATACCCACGCGGTTATAGTTTTATTCAATACGCTAAAACTGCCAGCGATCAAAACTTTAGGCGCGTATTGCCATCAGGTGTTGCAACAGGTGCGGATACAAAGACCGCTGCCTACGTCAATACCGCAAGCGTTAGAGAAGCTGCGATGATTTTGGCTGTAGATATTTGGCAAGCGCGCCAAGTATCACAAACAGGCGGCGTAGGACTAGATGGCTTTAGCCCATCCCCTTACCGCATGGGTAACAGCATGATTGGCAAAATACGCGGCTTACTATCCCCGTACATAAACCCAAACAGCATGGTGGGGTGAATGACTACCCCGGCAATTACAACGCTTCGTAGCACGATTGCTACGGCACTTACTAATAATGGAGTTTGGTCGGTGTTTGCATATCCACCTGCAACCATATTGGCTAACAGCTGCGTAGTAATTCCAGCCGATCCTTACCTAACGCCAAATAATAATAACAATATAACTATTTCACCTTTAGCATCTTTCAAGATTCTATTAACCGTACCCATGTTTGATAACCAGGGTAACTTGCAAGGAATTGAAAGTTTTATCGTAGCGGCTTATAACAAATTAGCTGCATCGGATCTTTCATTTAACGTTACTAGCGTAAGCGCGCCCGGTGTACTAAATGCCGATAGCGGTGATCTATTAACAGCTGAATTTAATATATCCATACTAACGAGCTGGAGTTAAAAAATGACACTAACTAATGAGGAAAAAGCGTTCTTGGTCAAGATCGGACAGATCGAAGCTGAGCCAACAACAGATACAAAACCAAAACCACCCACTACAGAGAAAGCTGAGGAATAAGCCAAATGGCAATTTTCTTAAGTAACAACGTAGTTGTAACGCTAAATTCGGTAGCACTATCGGATCACGTTACCTCTGCAACGCTTAACCGCGTATTTGATGAACTTGAAGTAACCGCTATGGGTAAAGAGAAGTATTGCCCACTCGCTGCGTAAGCGGCGATGAAAATTACTTCGCTGTATCGGTGAAGGCCCCCAATTAAAAACGGGTTAATACCGAGGCAATCCGCTTAGGCGGCGAGTCCGTAACGACTACACGCGAAGCCCCTTAGAAATAAGGGTGAAGATATAGTCTGAACTGCATCAATGGAAAAGATGCAGAGGTAAGCAGAAATGACTTACCCGCCCGAAAGGGTGGTAACAGTATGGATACTGCACACAAGTTCGTAAAAGGTTTAGAAGCAAGCACTATCACTTTGGATTTCCTAAGCGATACAGCCGCTGCAAACGTAAATGCAACGCTTCAAGCTGCGTGGGGTACAACAGTACCGCTAACACTAAAGCAGACAAGCGCAGTTACATCAGCTACTAATCCGCTTTACAGCACAACAGTTCTAGTTAATAACACAACAGATATTAACGGCGCAGTAGGTGACGTTGGCACACAGTCAATTACATTTACCTGCAACTCACCAATCATCATTACCACTTCATAATACACAGAATAGGGGCTAACAAATGGCTAGATTAAAAGTTACTAAATTAGATGGCAGCGTTACCGATCACCAAATAACGCCATCTATTGAGTATGCCTTTGAGTTGTACGCAAAAAAAGGTTTCCATCGCGCATTTCGCGAGGATGAGAAGCAGACCGATGTGTACTGGCTAGCGTGGGAATGCTTAAGAGCTGCAGGCGAAACCGTGCCAATGTTCGGCGCACCGTTCTTAGCAACACTTAAAAAAGTTGAAGTGCTAGATGATGACCCGGAAGCATAAGGCGGGATTCGTTTACTTACCTGATCGCACGGGTCAGTCTGGAAACGGGTTTACCGCCTAGGGAATTACTAGCACTAGATAGCAGGATGTTTGAAGCATTACTACAGGCTATGAAAGATCGAGCAAAGGAGATACAAGATGCCACAAGTAGAAATACGCGGAAACGCTGATCTGCAAAAAGCCCTTCGTGCCTTTACGCCTGATCTACAAAAACAAATGAGAAAAGAATTACAAGCAGCTTTAATGCCTGTAGTAAAAAAGGCTAGGGGTTTTGTACCTAGCCAATCCCCTATGAGTGGCTGGGAAGCGCGTTCGTTTTCCGAGGCGCGTTTTCCAGTATTTAATTACAACACGATAGTTAAAAATATAGTGCTAGAAAACAAAGTAAGTAAGCGTGATTCTAGGGGCTTTACTTCGTTAGCAAGAATTATTAATAAATCAGCTGCTGGATCTATCTACGAAACTGCCCGTAGGCCACAGCCATGGGTAGGTGCTAAAGCATCCGGTACATCTAAAGGCGTTAGTCGATCAGTAAATCCTAATGCAGGTGCGCAATTTATCGATAATCTAGGTGCAGTTACATCAAGCCTAAAAGGTCAAGGTAGATTGATATTCAGAGCATGGGCTGAAAGCCGAGGTGTAGCCGAAGGCGCAGCTAATAAAGCCATTGATACAGCAATTAGGCAATTTTATGCCCGTAATAAAAATGATTCTTTTAGTAAGGCCGCCTAATGGCATACGCAGATATTAAATTAGGCTCTACATTTGATGCTAAAGGTTTCAAACAAGCTTTAACAGCATCTCAAAAACTTGAAAAAAATGTCAAGAATTTAGCTAAAGGTTTTGCCGGAGTATTTGCAGCTAAAAAAGTATTGCAATTTGGCGTAGCAAGCGTTAAAGCTTTTGCAGCCGATGACGCAGCTGCTAAAAGTTTAGGTAAAACTTTACAAAATTTAGGTTTGGCTTACGGGTCTAACGCTGGCACAGTAAATGGATATATTGCTCGATTAGAAAAGCAAACAGGCGTATTAGATGATGAGCTACGCCCAGCTATGGATCGGCTATTACGAGCTACAGGCGATGTTACTAAATCACAAGAATTATTAGGACTTGCTTTAGACATAGCTGCAGGTACGGGTAAAAGTGTTGAACAGGTATCACAAAGTTTACAGAAAGCCTACTTAGGGCAAACTCAAGCTCTTGGTAGATTAGGTGTTGGATTATCTAAAGCTGAATTAACTTCGTCTAGTTTTGCTGATATACAAAAAAGATTAAATGATTTATTTGCTGGTCAAGCAGTAACAGCCGCAAACAGTTATCAAGGCTCTATTAATAAATTACAAGTAGCAGCAAATAATGCTAAAGAAACTATTGGAAAAGGTTTAGTAGATGCGCTTGGCATTTTAAGTAGTTCAGGTACAGTTGATCCTACGGTTTCTGCTGTTGATCGCATAGCAAATTCTATTGCAAACGCCGCAAAAGAAGCTGCTAAATTTATTGCGGTTTCTAAAAAGTTGTTTAGTGATCTAAGTTTTTTTAAAAATGCACAAACTACCGCTGAGGCTTTACGCATTAAAATGGGTACAGGTTTTACTGTACCAATGACCATAAGCAGTCAAGATACTCAGCGAGCAGATAAAATTGCTGCCGATAAAGCTAAGGCAGCAGCAGCTGCTAAAGCCAAAGCGGATAAACTTGCTGTAGTAAATAAAACCAAAGCCGATAAATTAGCGGCATCTAAAGATTTAGCTCTAAAAAAGGCAGCAGCAGTATTTGACTTAAACAAAATACAGATAGCAGCAGCCCTTAAAGCTACCTACGATAAAGATGAACGCCTACGCCTATTGGCCATGCAAGCCATTGAAAACGATAATGGCGAAGCCGCGCTTGAATACATTAAACAACTAAACTTACTTACAGCTGAGCAGCAAACAAATAAGTTAGCCGGTATTAAAGGCATAACCGAAACTGAGTTAAGTTCAATTAACGGCATTTTACTTGCTGAGTTAGATCGCATTAGCAAAACTAAAATGACAGATGAGGAAGCCGCTGCTGCACGTGCTGAGGCTTACCGTAAATACAATGCCGCAATCATCGCATCGGGTGGACTAGCTGAGGCTAATTTCTATAGTGAAAAGACTCAATCAGAATTACTAACTATTGCTAAATTGGCTGCAATATCTAAGGTAGCTGAGGCTCAGGCAACACTAGACATACTTAGTTATACAAGCCAAACCGACATTATTGCTCGTGTCGCTAAGGCTCAAGCATTGGCAGATGCGGCCAAGATGGATGCGTTAAAAGAGTATTTAGCCGAGGCTGGTAAAACAATTACCCAAACTGTTATCACTAAAAATGTAGTTGAAACTTCGGGCGGTGACGTTGTTGTTGTACCCGATAAACCTAAAACAAATGCACAAATTGCATCGGATTTATTAGCTGCAGGATCAGGCGCGGGTGCTGGTACTAGCTCATCAATGTTTAACCCCTATGCGCCGGGTAATGTCGCAGGTTTTGGTACACAAGCACCACCTACGGAAGTTACTATCAATATTGACGGTTTCATTGATACAGGTAATTTTGATGAAGTAGTCAATCAAGCGATGATTAACGCTATGCGTAAAGGATATTCACAATATCCAGCTGGGTCGCTGCCATGACCGTACCCGTAATTAACGCCTATATAAACTTTTCAACCGGGGCAAGTTTTGCTCAAGCTATGATTTTGGATCAAGGTTTACTCGATACCAATATTTTGGCAGACTCAACTGCCCTTATTGTCGATGTTAGTAACGTGGTCGACAGCGTTACAACTAAGCGCGGTCGATCAGCTACAGCCGATGAATTTCAGACAGGCACAATGACCTTACGCATTGTTGATCAGCTGGGTAACTTTAACCCGCAAAATTCTGCAAGTCCGTACTACACCTATTTAACGCCTATGAAAAAAGTCTTAATATCCGCAACTTATGCTGGCGTGACCTATCCAATTTTTAGCGGGTTTATTACTAGCTATACAACTAACACGCCTAAAAATGTAGGTGAATTGGTTTACACAACTATTACAGCTGTAGATGCCAGCCAATTAGCAAGAAATGCTCAAATTGCTGCTGTCACAGGTGCTACTGCTGGCGATCTAAGCGGTACAAGAATTAACCAGATACTTAACACAATTTCATGGCCGTCATCAATGCGTGATGTTGATGCTGGATTACAGACTATGCAAAACGATCCTGGCACAGCCCGTACAGCCCTAGCAGCCCTGCAAACAGTAGCTAATAGTGAGTATGGCGCAGTTTATGTAGATGCCTCTGGATCGTGGGCTTTCCAAGATCGAACAGTTACTACGGCAAGTGTTGCGGGTACAGCTACAGTTTTTAACGATGATGGCACAGCGATTGGCTATAACAATGCGGTATGGCGGCTAGATAACACCCTTATATTTAATCAAGCCAATATAACTAGGACAGGCGGTAGCGTTCAATCAGCTAGTGATGCAGCAAGTGTTGCCAAATATTTTGCTACAACTTATAACCAGCAAGACTTACTAATGCAGACCGATGCCGATGCACTTAATTATGCCTTGGCCTACGTTGCAAGCCGTGCCGAAACATCAGTTAGATGCGATGCCATTGAACTAGACCTATACACAGCTAATTACACCGCTGGCACTATTGCAGCTCTTAACCTAGATTTCTTTGACCCAGTAAGCATTACTACTAATCAGCCTGGCGGTTCAACCTTGAGCAAGACATTACAGGTATTTGGCGTAGCTCATACAGTTACACCAAATAAATGGCGGACAACTTTTACAACTTTAGAGCCAATCATTGATGGCTTTATTTTGAATTCAACCCTATATGGCGTACTTGATACGTCAGTTCTAAGTTACTAAGGAGATAACAAAATGGCTAAACAGACGTTTACGACTGGTCAGGTGCTAACCGCTGCACAAATGACTAGCTTGCAACAGACTGCTATGGGCGGTGGATCGACTACGGCTAAGACCACCAGCTACGTTCTAACTGCCGCCGATGCCGGCACAGT